AAGCCTCCACTTTTAGATCAGAAGTTCGTATGTCGTTAATATCACATGATGTCGAGCGCGTTATGGGCTGTCCCCAACTGTGGGGGCCTCCTAAGGCAGAGTTTGAGACTGAACCTTATTATAAAGCCCTAGCGGGATATGGTAAGGCCTCTCTTGGCCCTTCGCCGAAAACTCTCGAAATGGCTATTATCGATTACACCACTCCATTACTGGAAGCTACCGCAGAATTTACTAGGCATGTTCCTATGGTCCCACTAACTCCAGAGGAAACTATGGGTGGAATCTATGGACGAAGGTTTATTGATCCTATGCCTCGTAATAAATCTTGTGGATACGGTTTTAAGAGCAAATTGTCTGCACATTATGAATTGCTGGATGGAGTTGCAGAACTTAGCGACACGCTCCAACAGGAGATTGATGCAGCAATGTTGTGTTATCGTCAGAATAAGAGATACAATTTCATTTACAAAGCTTCCTTGAAAGATGAGCCCACATTACTCACGAAGAAGAAAATACGAGTATTTACTGGAGCACCTGTGGCTCAGAAGTATATTATTCGAAAATATTTTCTACCACCAGCCACTATGTTAACTATATTTAGTGGTTTGAGTGAGCAAGCTGTGGGGATTAACGCCAGTGGCAGGGAGTGGGATGAATTGCACCACCACATCACGCAATTTGGCGATGATCGCATCATAGCTGGTGATTTCAAAGCTTATGATCAATCTCTACCAGTGAATGTAACTATAGCCACTATGCGCATTTTGATAGCCATAGCGGCAGCTGGAGGTTATAGTGAAGATGATTTAGCCATCATGGAGGCTGCTATACCAGATGTGGTTTCTGCTTACGTAGCCGTAAATGGCACATTGGTAAAACTCACCAAAGGTAACACTTCAGGTAATAACTTGACGGTATTTATTAACGGTATAGCCAACGCCCTTCTACACCGTTGCGCTTACTTTGATACCCTAGGGCTGACAGCCAGACCATACAGGGAAAATGTAGTTAGTATGTTTTACGGAGATGATAGCTTAGGGGCTGTTCATAGTCGTTTAGGCGATAGTTATACCTGTGTTAACATTTCTGAACATATGTTAGTTTATGGTTTAGAATACACTGCCCCTGATAAAACACCCATCATTCCTCCCTTTAGACCAAAAGGGGAGGTAAATTTTCTGAAGAGAGATTCTTTGTATATTCCAGAGTTTGGAACATACAACGGTTTGTTGGATGAGAAGTCTATTTTTAAATCTTTGCATTCCAATCTGGCATCGAAAGAATTAACTAGACACCAACTGGCAGCTGTTTGCATATGCGGAGCTCTTCGAGAGTGGTTCCTATACGGGAGACTTGTTTTCGATAAGCGACGCAGACAGCTGCTAGAGATTGTGAAAAAGCACGATCTAGAAATACACTGCGATAAAATCATATATGCTGATTTTGACCAACTCCTTACCGATTGGAGGGAGAAGTACCTTGGGACTGATTACGGGGATCTTGCGGACATCAAGATTAACGCTTCCCAGGGGAAATATAGTCCAAACCCTCAGTCACTTCTTTCCTGTGAAAGTGGCAATGAGTATTGCATG